AGTCTGTCTATGTATGTACGAATGTATATCTTCAGTTGCTTCATCGCTAAAATATTTTTGATAAACTTCTACAGCTCTTTCTACCTTGTCAGCTCCACCCCTTAAAAAAGCATCCGAGCATTCAAAGATTCCTAATCTTGCAGTCAATTTATCTATTACTAAAAAAATAAGTGGTTTACCAAAAAGCCTTTGGTATATATAAGCTTGACTGTCATAATTATAAGTTTTTGCACTGTACAAAAATTTATCGATATCAGAACTGGTTTTGATGTCAACCAGCAAACCTTTGTTATGGTTAATAATATCAGCCTTACCCTTCCAATCTAAGCTCATTATCTTTTGAATCTCAGGAACTTCAAACTCATTTCCATCATCATATATATAATCAAACATTTCCATATTTGATGTCATTTTAGTGCAAAGAAAATCTAAATGCTCTTGTTCTTTTTTAAGCAAAAGTATTTCTCCCTCGTTTATTGATTCTTTATAAATTTTAGTGTTTCTTGACGCTACATCAATTACATTAAACTCACTTAATTTCTGTGGTTCTAATATTTTAGTGTGAAAATATCTACCCTCAAGCATCGGCTTTGTCATTGTTTGACTTACTCTAAACTGGGTAGGATTCTTCAAAAGCTTACCTATGTCAGAGTTTGATAAAAATTGTTTACCAAACTCTCCATAGTATTTGTTATCATCTTTTAATGCCTCTAATATAGATCCCTTATCCATTATTTATGGCTTTAGATATTTCCTTCTTAACTACAGCTTTCATCTTGTATTTAGTTTGAAGATTTTCAGCAATCTTAGTCAAGCCTAAAGATTTATTAGATGATACGTATTTTAAAACTTTATCCCAATTAGCATCGCCAATATCTAAAGTTATTAAAGTTGCCTTAGATTCTTTCTTAGGCGGCTTTGCTGCCACATTAGTAGACTCTATCAAATCCTCTCCAGCATATAAACTCAATCCTAATCCATGCATTGCAATAGCTTTTGCTGTAGCTCTTTGAATAGCTGTATTGACATCCATTGTAGTGATTTTGTCAATTCTTATAGAATTGTTTCTAAAATCTTTTATAGGAAGATAATCTATGTGTTCTAATTCATTAACTACAATTCCTACTTTTACATATCCAGTAACCCCATCAGTAAACCAGTTTAATCCAGTCTCAGGAGATTCATAAACATTTCTTTGTGCATCTGCGTGTTCTAACTTTAAGTAAGCCCAAGCATTAGCCCATGATAAATAATCAAGGTTTCCCTTTTTTTCTACTTTACTTTTTACGTTGATACTTACCAACTTTTTGAAATAACTTTCTTTGCTCATTCTATTTGATTTTAATTAATAATTGATTTAACTTTAATTTCAGCTCTGCGTGTTTCTGCAGTGCTTTTTCTCTTTTGTTTTTTAAATTTTGAATATGCTTATCGTTTTTACGTGTATTAACTTCTTTTTTTATTCTCTCTTCAATTAACATAAGCTTGTGCTTACAGTTTTCTATGGAAAGAATTAAGCACCCAGTAGACCAGCCATTATACTTAAAAAAATCATACTCAAACTTGTCGCAAACTTTGTAATAAGAACCACCTTTACCTAAGTTCAGTATTTCTATCCTGTCATCAAATTTTTGAATCTTGACTCCATTATGTATAATACAAATGCCCTTTGGCATTTCACTTTTTACACTGTTGTTAGATTCAAAAGCTTGATTAAATATTTGCTCTAATGTATACATACTACTGTTCTAAAATATCGTTAATCATACGCTTAAAATCAGAGTCGCTGTCTACAAGCTCTCTTGCTTTTCTGTAGCTGTAAATTATATTTGAGTGTGTAACTTGATGACCATTTTCTTCCATGAATCTTTTAATGTATGAAACTCTCATAGGTCTTTCCATACACAGATAGTAAAGTAACTGTCTTGCGTCAACAATGTCTCTTCGTCTTGTTTTAGTAAACATCTCGTCCAAGCTAAGATGAAACTTTTTAGCTATTGTAGTAGCGTAAATATCAAAAATATCTTTTTTCATTTATTTATTATTTAATTTGTTTAATTCAAAATTCAAGTGATCTATAGCTTTTTGAATATCCTCATGAGGAGTCTCGTGTTTTTTATAGGCTCTCAAAATATAAGTACATGCTGTACCTAAATTGTAATTCAAATCAAAGTTTGTTACCACATCTATTGCAGTATAGTTTTTTTTACCATCGTAATAAGTTGGTGTGTCAACTTTTACTTCGTTTGTATTGGTGGTAGTCCAATGTTGTCTTTTTATTGCCATTAGGTTATGTTTTGTACCACAAAAACCCCCATGCGTAAACATGGAGGCTATTGTTTGAATCAACTACAATTCAGATTAAATGTTGAGTAACCAAGTTATAAACCTGTAGAGCTGCCATCCAATTAGGGTGGAAATTATGCCTATTACAGACCATACTGCAAGCTTTAAGTTTCTTTCGTCTCTATTCATAGTTAAATGCCTAAAGGATATTCGTCTTCATCAATTTCTTCGTGCTGGACTTCAATAACTTTTTCTTCGTCATCATGTCCATTTATTATATTAAAACACGTTGCCATGTGGATGGCGTGATTCATTCTAACAGGGTTGTCAGGGTTCAGGGATTCAAAAAATTTTCTTAATTCTACGCTCATGATTTAATTGTATTTAGTTTGTAAAGATATTATAAATAATTAATAAAAACAAATAAAGATATGAAATCGTACCCAAAAAGATACGATATCATACCTAAAAAATGCTTGTTACGAATTAACAACAGAATTGGTTTCTAACACCATATCTATGAATTGTTTTATGTGTCTTTCCTCTGCATAATCATGTTCTTTCATAGCGTGTTCTAACTCCTCTCTGTCGGTTTCATCCTCGAAATTATAGTACAAGTTGTCCATCCAAGAACTGATATCATCATGGTATCTGTACTCATGATAAGTCATTTCTTGATGCTCTGTTATTCCATGTTCGTCAAACTTAGCTATCCCAGCAAAATCTTCTCCACACTCTTCGTACTCCATATCAGCTGTTAAGCTGTAGTGTTGACATATTTGTTTAACTAACCTTACTGGAGGACTCCATGCACTGTCTCCAGCAACAGTAAAAGTTTCTTCATCATCACATGGATAGTCATTTAGATTAAAGTCCCACCAGCGTGTTCCGTAGTAGTAAAAATCCTTATACTTTTTCTCAAGCTCTTCTTGAGTAACTCCAATCTTACCCTTGTCAAGTACGAAGTCTCCAAACTCTAAAAAGTAATTGGTTTTATCATACTCCTTGAACTTGTTTCTTAGTTTTTTTAATGCAGCAGCGTTTCCATTAAACGTTACGTAATTCCAACAATAGTTTGCCATTTTATTTAATTTAAGTTATGTGACTTATGTCGTGAATAGGGAGGAATCGAACCTCCCAAAGCACCATGCTATTCTGTAATTATTCTGATGATAACATCCATTTTACATTGTTGTCCTGTACAACAATAGTTCCTGTGTCATCCCACTCTTCGCCTCTCCATTCTATTCGACCATTCAGTTTTAATCCCCACCCTTTAAAGATGTATTTAATGATGTATTCTAACCATTTTATGTACTCGTAGAACTTCTCTCCACCATCCCATTCTAACCTATAATTTCCGTTTTGCTCTACAATCTCCCACTGCAGCCATATTGATGGCTTTCCGTTTGGCTGGTAGCCATCCTCGTGTCGCTGATTAGCAAACTTCTTATACGTTTCAACCATGTCCTTTGTCAATGGTTTATCAAAATTTAAACTTCCTCTAAAATCTGTACTGTATCCCATAATTATAATTTGTTTTTGATTGCACTTCGATTAATAAACGTCACTATTTGATTCAGCTCGTGAATCTCATCACTACCTATTCTTTGACTCCAGTCCAGTATTCCTTTGACTGCAGCTCTGACTTCATTTAAGTCTCTGCGTAATGATTTTACTTTCTTTTGAGACTCTAAATAGTCTCCCATTAATTCAGTGATTCTGTTGAAATCTCTGTCTTTTTGTGTTTCTTGATAACTGCTCATTGTATTAAATTTAAGTTATGGCATTATTGCCTTTTACCACCAAAACCCCACTCCGTTTTGGAAGTGAGGCAGGGGTGTTTAGGGATCAGTTGATTTTACTCTTTGCTATCTGTTATAGCTTGTTCAATATCATCAATTGTATTTTGTGAAAGCATGTCCCATATGCATACTCCACAGTGCGTGATAGATGTAATACTTATCTCAGCTGGACTACCACAATAGTCATACGTCTGAGGTTCAGCGTGTGCATACTCATAGTATACATCAAGCTCTATATCATCCACTTTGTAAGTGAATGTTTCGTCATTCCAAATACTCATAAAAGATTATTTAACTGGTTAATACTATCGCTGAAATCTACTCCAGCAATCTCATCGGGATTTGGCTCTTCGCATCCTTCCATTTCAACCCACTGTTCATAACTTCTGTAGGTTGTACGCACAAAAATAATAGACTCTAATGACTCTATACTTGTGCCATTGATGTTGCACACTAATCGCATTTCTTCTTCGGTTGCGATGCTCCTTACATCGTCCCATACTTGATTGAATTTATCTATCTTCCCCATTTTGATTTCTTGTGTTTTTTGTTAGACTTCCAGTAGTTGTTCTTTGCCCATTTCTTCTTCATCTTAGATGTCTTGCATCGCTTTGAAGTTCCACAGCTCGTTAACGTGGGTGTAGCTATAAGCATACACATCACAAACATTAAAATTTTCTTCATAATTGTAGTTTTTTTAGATTAATCTTGGTCTTCGGTTTCTGTGTAGAACTCTGCATGTTCATGGCAATCGCCACATAAAGAATCACTAAGATACGATGGGGATGCCCCACAACAGTTACTGTATTTACTCATAATTTATAGTTTTAAATATCTGCATTATTGCATTGATACTGGAGAAGGAATCGAACCTTGCTTACAACCATTCCAGTTGGTAGGACAGCGTGTGCTAAAGCTTGTGACTATAGTTCTCTGCTACCCATGTACATAAAGTCTCTCTATTGCCATCTGACAGCTCCATGAATAGATTAAATACATTCGCAGTTCCACCATGACCATTTCTCTTGTTGAGGTTCTGCCATTTAGCCTCTATGTGATTAGCCAGTGACGTACCCTCTCCAAAAGCTTTTTGTATCCATCCAGTTGGGAAGTTATACGCAAAGTACATGAAGTTAGTTATTTGGTCAGCTGCAGCATCTTTCTTCTCTTCTGCTTCGTCATACTCGTCATACCACTCTGTCCATAGGTACAGCTCCTGCTCATGTGCATCGTCCAGTATAAACTCATCGGAGCATTCACTGTAAGCTGCTTTGTAGGTCTCTTTTAGCCAAGCCACTAAGCTGGATTCGTCTTTAATGGTTTCGTCATTGTGAAGAATGTAACCTTCATACATTCCTGCTCCAGTAATAATACATGTTCTTGGTGCTTTGTTTAAATTACTCATAATTGTAGTTTTTAAGATTAAGACGCACCGAAATGCGTTTCGTCCTTACAGGACTCATCAGTTAATCTATGCGTTGCTCCAGTGCCGATAGAACGTCATACATCATGTGTCTTTGTGTCGCATCATGAGTTACATTTTTCTCTATTAGCTTGT